AAACCGTGAATAGAATTAAGGAAGGGTGGTTTAAATGGGATTGCAAACTGAAATGAAGCCTGTTGAAGGGTTTAGATTTAGGACCAGTTATAGTTTTCCGAATAGTGAAAAAAATGCGATCGGACGCATATTAGATGGTTGTAAGCATTCATGTTAGTCATCTTGGCACGAGCACCCTCGTTAAAAATACGATCGTTTCCAGCCCCCAAGCCCATAATCGCCGCCTGCTGCGTTGCACACATTTCAGCAAACACAGGCGTCTGCCCTTCAGCAATCAACGCATGATACAACTCACGCACCTCAGGTGACTGCTGTTCCATTAAGCCGTCAATCACTGACTTTGGGAGGGACATATGATGATTGACCTTCCATATTATCTGGAAACTCATCACCAGCCAGCCACACTACAGCTTCACCATCACTACCAAGTTTTCCATACATTTCCAGATTCTCAGGTGTATCCAAAAATTTCCACATGAATTGAACGTCTTTTCCATTATCCCTAAGCATTCGATTACAACCATCTAATATGCGTCCGATCGCATTTTTTTCACTATTCGGAAAACTATAACTGGTCCTAAATCTAAACCCTTCAACAGGCTTCATTTCAGTTTGCAATCCCATTTAAACCACCCTTCCTTAATTCTATTCACGGTTTCACAAAATAATAACATTTACAAAAGTTCCCCTACTTTCAAATTCCTCCATTCAGCAATGGCATACCACTTATTATCCGACCAAACGACACTCCCATCCTCAGCAAAATATGGGTCAACCGTAACACCAGGCGTCATCGCACAGGGAACAAACGCCGTCAAATTCCTACCGACACCCAAACTCGAATTAGTAGGAACAGAATGTGTACCACACAAAACAATAACAGCACCAGCCTTAACAAACTCCCGACGATTCATCGTTTTAGACTTCCGTCAATCACTGACACCGAATGTTGGAAAGTGACATACAACTGTTCCAATACCATCAAAGCCTCATCCCATTGATCTGCCTGCGAATCCACCGCAACAACCCCCGCAACCTCCGCTTGAATAACAAACTTCAACGCACTAGAAACTTCCTGTTCACTTGGAACTTCCATTCCCATTGCTCCTCGCCGCAGCCGCTTGTAACCGGGACTTAGCCCGCATCAAATCCATCTCCTGACTATGCTTCTCCCGATCCTGTTGCATGTCCTGACGATGCACTTCAGCATCCTGGCTTACTTCCTGATCGTGAATCTTACGATCCTTAGCAAGCCCCCACACAGCCTCTCTCTGCGACAGCATCAGCTTGTTTTGAGCCTCTTGCCCCTTCATGCCTAATTCAGCTTGTTGCCCCTGCAAGTCCATCTGATGCTCTCTCTGATGCAACTCAAGCTCCATCTTCTTAATATCCGCCTCAAGCTGTAATTTAGCCATTTCCATCTCATGCTTCTGCTTATCCATCTGCATTTGCGCCTGCGCCTGCATTTCTTCAGGGCTCGGACCTTCCTGAGGCTCTGGCGGCGGAATCAAATACGGCGTCGCATCCAACTCAAGCGTCTTCGCCACATCATGCATCAACGCATTCCAAGGACCAAAGTTTCCTTGAGACGCCACCTCCTGAATCATTGGCATCGCCGCCTGAGTAAACTGCTGCAACGAATCAAGCTTTTCCTTCTTATTTGGTTTACGCGCTGAACCCGCCTCAACCCGATAATTGTAATCCCTGACAACCGTATCAAACTCAGTCGTCTTCAAATACTGTTCCCACGCTTTGGCACCATCCTCACCAACAACCGGCAACATATCCTCCGGCCCTAACATCCAGCACGCCGCCTGCATTTCCTTCATAGCCGATTCTGAATACCACGTCTCAGTCTTCTCAGCCATATCGTCAGGCCGAATCTGCAAGTTCTGCTGCTTAATGTCAGAAACCGTCGCACTTCGATCCGCAACCCTCTGCTCGCCATACATTAAAGGACTAAGGCCAAGTCGCTTATCAATCTGATCCATCATCGCAGTCAACATCGTCCAGATATCAATCTGAAACGCCGGCGGCTGAATAATGCTCACAACGTCATTAATACTTTTTCCAAAAACATCCGCGATTTCAATCCTCGTAAAAGGCGCCAATCCACCCTCAAGTTGACTCTGGATTTCTGCACCAGCCGCCTTGAGAACACCAATATACGTTGTCGCCGACGCAGCCACCTTATCAGCCAAAAATGACATGCACCAATTCACGAATCTCAACTCTGGAATACACGCCTTGGCCAGAGCCACCGGCCACACACTGCGCGGCTTATCATAAAACCTCAACTCAGCATACGGCCAACCATTCCCACCACTCTCACTGTCCGTATGAAACGGTATCGGCCACTGAACCCTATCAAACAAAGCCTTAGGGTCACTCACCGATTCGGCAATCGTCCAAGACGGCATATTCAACGGATAAGGAATGTTGTTCGCAACGACGATATAGCAATACTTCCCAAACCCAGAGAAATCGAATTCACTACGAATCAACTTGTCCTTGTTGTCCCTATGCAGCATATCCCCAAAGCCGTTCTTCGAATAAATTTCCCAAAACGTAAGCGTATCATGCGTCCTGCCCACTCTCTTTCTAGCAGACACCTCCCGACGACTACCGTACATATTTCCTTGAGAATGAAACGACTGCAAATTACCCTTGATGTCACCCGGACGTAAATCCTGAAACATGTCTTCAACAATATTCACAGGCAACGTACGCTGACGAGCAATCCACTGCACATCCTCGTCATACTCAGCATCCATATCCTTCAAAATGTCATCACAAGAAATAAACCGACTACGAGGAAACCGTATGTTGGAACCAATCGGCTTATGCATCTCCGTCCACATCACGCCCATGCCCTTAATGATGCACTCAGTAATGCACCTCTGAGCCTCTTTACGCTTATTTCCAACCCGCTGCACCCAATCCAAATAATGCTCCTTCAGGGCAGCCATATTGGCCTTTACAGCTTCTTGCATTTGCAACTGCTGCTGATGTATCTGCCATTCCTGTTGGGCACGTGGGTCTTCTATGTCCACGCCAAGCAAGTGCGGACCAATCGGTGGATACTCAACCGGCGTAACCTCCACAGACGGATAACGGTGCATCAAAGCAGGACCAATCAGCGACACGGCGTCAAACAACTTATTGACCTGAACCCTGAACTTAGGAAGCCCGCCGGCACCCACCGCATCCTTGTCTAAAAACCCGCCCTCGCCATAAGCGTAATCTTCACGCCACGTCCAATTCTGCTCGCCGTCAAAGAACTTCATCGCTTCGTCGGCGTACTGACCAAAACGCTCCCACTTCACGTCCTCAGCCTGCCTCAGCTTCTGCAGCCATTGATCGCAGACAGGCTTCAACGGATGCTCAAGGATGTCCTCGTGACGCTGTACCATTATTCAGCACACCTTAAATAACTATTCTTCTTTCGGCTTATCCTTCAGCGGCGGACGCCCAAGGCGAGGCTTCTTCTCAACTTCCTTAAGCCGCGTATCCAAATCAAAATGCTTAGCATCTACCTGCTTGAACCGCTCATTCGTTGCAGAAAATTCGTCGCCAAGCATCTCTTCAAGACGTTTGAAATCAGTTCGATCCACATCGTTAGATTCTTCACTTATTGCTTTAGCTCTTCGATGATCCGACTCAATGGCATCCAAACGCTTCTTCACATCAGCCAGAACCCTCTCCGTATCAAATTGATCCTCTGTGTGATCCCAAGCACCATTCTGACGCTGATGCACATTCTTCTTCAACTTCGGATCTTCAATATGACGCACCTGCTCCTTGACGTCGCCAGTCGCTAACCGCACAACAACATTGCGCCTGCTCTTGCCCACCTTCTGAACAAAAGCAATCTGCACGCGATCAGAAGAATCGTCAGGTGGATTAGCACGTTGACCAAACAAATAATACCTAACCGCCTGGCCAACCTTTACATTGGGCATCTCAAAAGAAGCCTCTAACAAAGCAAGCTCTCTTTTTTGCTTATCCTGCTCCGATTCAATCTCATCAACCTTAACCATCTGAGATTTACGATCATATGTGTCCAAAGTCTCTCTCGTAACATCAATTAGTTTACGAGCACTCAAAGCAGTCATTTTTGCTGGGGCATCCATCATCTACTTCCTCCATTTGCGGCCAAACTGACGAACGATCTCATGCCACCACGATTGATTCGCTTTTGCATTTCACGATCCCTCCTGGCTTTTTTAGTTCGCTGCACCCAGTTTAGCGTATTCACGGTTCTCTTGGGTTTAACGTACACAGCACCATGTGCCGCCATGTACTCCAACGCCTCAATACAATCTACGTTTGCCCGGCGATCCCCCTTGTCCGTAGGCACGCTCATGCCGCCAACCCGCTTTGTTATCTTCTTAAACTTCTTCATTTGTTCACATAGCACAGGACATAACTGAGTCACCACCAATAACTTCGGCGTCCCATCAGCACGAATGCCCAGCCACTGCCGCAACTTCAACACCCTTCCATCAATATCATCGCATCCATCGCGATAACGACTTCCACTAGCCTCTGACTTCAGGTTTCTGATCTTTAACTCTTCCTCATACTGCGTACGAGGCAACACGCCAGAACCCAAATCACGCAAACGAGCACCATGCGCATCAATAATAAAATCCTGAAACA